TAAGAAGAGACGTATCTATATTAGGATTCTGAAGAATAAAGCGTTGGTTGACAGAACTGTTTACAGTAAATGTTTCTGTTATAAAAGTCCCTTCATAAATTTGCACATCATCAAATGTTGCAATGCCTGATACTACAGGAACAGTAATATCATAAGGAATGCAAAATGTATAGTTATCCCCATTAAATGCAACCCTAGAAGCAGCAACCAGTCCTCTTTTTAGTGTTAGAGTAAGAGGCTTAATAGAAAGGGAAGTTAGGTCAACAAAGAAAGATACAGTTGCCCGAGCAGAGGTTCTGCTTCTTGGGACATATCCAACTAACCGAGCAAGGGATACTACATTCTCTCTTAATGTTGCCGAATCAATGAATACTTCATTACTTACGACGTTTGCATTATAAGATGAAATATAGGTATTATAGGCAAGTATATTGATGATAGTAGAAAGATTACTACCTTCAAAATCATAATCAGTAAAATTACTATTCGCCCTAAGATAGTCCGTAATGGAAATCTTTAATTCATCATAGTTTAGATTGGTGAACTTAGTTAGGGACATTATCGTGCTGATCTTAGAGCGAAAGTTAACTGTTGGGCCGGAACATCAATTCCGATGATTTTATAGGCGATCCTAACATTATAAGTGTTATTATCAAAATTTTCATCAACTTCAACCTTAATAAGAGATACTCTAGGCTCATAGTTTTCAATTACCCTTTTAATACCATCCCTTAAGGAATCGGATGATAATTCATCCATATTGGAAAAAAGGATTCTACTTGCCCCGCTACCTAGGGTCTCCTCATAGGGCGATTCCCCGTTGACGGTCATCACCAAATTTCTTAAAGAACGAGCAATGGCATTTTCATTTTTGATCACAAGAATATCGTTATTCAAGGGATTGGCCTTGAATGTCATACTGATATCCTTAAAGCCTTTGCTTATTCTTTCTACTGGCATTAGTTTCAGCCAATCAAGGTATTTTCTTCGTCCTCATTAACTTCCTCGTTTTCATCTAGATTAAAGAGTTCTAGATCAGTATCTTCATTAATAGAAACTGCCTTATCCCGAGGAACTTCACGCAATAGTTGAGACATGGATATTATTAGGTTAATTATAATTATTTAGAGCACAAAAAAGAGCCCATTTCTGGGCTCTCTATAAAATCAACGACCTTGACCTCTGGTTTTCTTTTTATGATTACCAGCCGCATTAGGGGCAAATTTTGAATTTTTACCTTGCCCTTGTCGGGTTTTCTTTGGTTGGCTCTGGATCAGAGTGCCACCAGAAAGAGTCTTACCAATTTTTGCCATTACTTAATTTCCTCCAATTCAATTTCGTTAGGGTCAATTTTTCCTTCATAGGATTGTTCAGCCAAATCAAATAGAATGTCAGTACATTCTTCTTCTGTCACATTGTTATAAATTATACGGTTTTTGTATAAAATGTTGTACATTAATTAGAAACCTAGATTTCTTGTTTTTTCATGTAGGACACGAATGCGGGGATCAACCACAACTCTGATTCCTAGTTCCTTGGCATCAAGACAGAATCCAACATCTTCACCACAATAATCAGTAATTCCGTTTTCAAATTCCTGGAGCTTTGGTCCGAACCATGGGTAGTTCATGTTTTCAAATACTCCTTTCTTGATCAAGAGCCAACCACCACCAACAAAGGATGCCTCAAACAGTTTATTACGTTTGGAGATGGTTTCGGCAGTTTCATGTTTCATCGTGCCGCCATTACGAATAAATTCTTCTCCATCATCAATCCAATGGGCAATTGGTGTAGTGTGCCCATCTTCAGTGAGATAAACACCAGAGATAATTGGATTGCCTTCAAGGTTCAATCTCCGAACCTTTTCCCTACGAACATTGATATCAGTATGATCGGCTTCTTCTAGCTCTTGATCAGTCAAATTACTAAAGGGCCATTCTTCAATTGATACATTATTTTCTAGGGGTTCATCAAAATAGGCAGAATCACAAAGTTGCCAAAACTGCTGTGGAGTAAAGCCAATGTCGCTATCAATCCACATTTGGATATCATAGTCTAGCTTCCCTTGCCATGGCTTTTGATAGCGACCTTTACGTACATCTGCCCCGAGCACCTTGCAACGGGCAAAGTTTACCATGGAGGAATAATCATTACTGATTTGAATACTCATGCCATTTTGCACCACCTCAAAGCAGAGCGATACAAAGCTCTTTAGAAAATTAGCAGAAAATTGTCTTCCAGGTAGGCAAAATACAACGGTCTTGCCTTGCATTTTGCGCTTAATTTTTTCATAATCGTAATCAACTACTTGCTTTGGCTTTGGCTCAATGGTCTTTACTTTAAATCCTTTTTTAGTCATAAATCAGGGCACCTATTAAATGATGTTTGTCAGGTGCCGCTATTTAGAGGGTTAGTCGGGATCATAATATAGATTCCATTGAAATAGATCAATATCTATTGAAACATTCCAGGCTCTAAGGGTAATTCCAAACAACTCACTCCTCCCAAATAAACCAATAGAAAGACCAATATTTGGTTCTTGCCAATCAAAATAATCGGAATGGTGAAAAGCAGAAGAAAAAACTATAAATCTTTTGAACTTCAAAAGTCTGAATATGACTTCTAGGCCGAAATCATCCCAGTGCTTAAACTCAAATAGTTTCATCGGAAGTGTTGAATAATATAAACAAGTAGAATCCCAATAGGGATACCAAAGATCCGAAAGAACATTCCAGGATAGCGAATGATCCAACCGGCAAAGATTACCTTCCAAAAGGACCAATACGGTTTATTATGAGGATAGCGTCTCATCCATGTCCTCCAGTAAACGCTCTAGATCTTCCCACGGAATAGTTTTTACTTTACCAGAATCAATGTCTGCCGACATTTGCATTAGACATTCAAGGAACTCTTTATCAAGAACCTCGTCAATGCTTATGGTATCCCAGAAATAATCCCTAGTACATTCAAATGGATCATCACCACATTCAATAAGGGCATACTGTTTCTGGTTATCGGTGAACCATACAAGATCCATCCAACTAATAATACCAAGTCTAAACGATTGCCAGCCAGTGCCGAGACAATGGTGAATATAATATCGCCACCAAGAAAGTTTGGTACCTTTGGTATTGGAGCCTTTAATAGGAGTGCTGAACATAATCAATTACAATAATAAACATCTTCAACATAGGCAACATAATCACTATTGATATGGCAGAAAAAATCCTCGCCATTATCATAAGGATCTGTCATACACATACCCCACACTTCAAAACATTCAAAGAACCACCACCAACCTTCTTGTAACTTTTCATGAAAGCGCATCCTACGGGGCTTTCTATTTTTTAGAACTTCTGGGATATTCATTAGAATAAAGAAAGAACGAACATGAACAGACCAAACAAAATAAAGAATGCAAGTATCAAGAGCACGGTTGAACCTCTAAGATCATCTTGATTGTTTTCAGATTGTTCAGGAGTTCTTTATGGTGATCGTACCGTTCAGATAGGTACTCAATACCATTGTTCTCATAATTAGATTCTTCCCTGATATCCCAGGAAAGGGATTCCATTTCAATTTCACATTCTTTGATAAAGTGATCAATAGTGTCAATTAGATTTTGCACGTTCAATCGGGTAAATTTACAATATGGGTCTTGACTCTAACCACATGATTCTTTTTAATAACTTCAAGGGTTTCCTCATAGGTTTCACATGGAGAACCCCTGAGTTGAGGGTACATCTCCCATAGGCCATAATTATTTTGCCGATAGGGAATAAAATAACTCTTAGTAGGCTCGTCCCCGTAACGAATTTCTTCAATGTGATAATCCATCAGTTCACCCACTCCCTCAGATCAATAATATAATACCAGTCATATGGAGCGCCATCAATTTTGACCGCTCCTTCAGGCCAGTCATCTGGATCTTTTTCTAGCATCTCCTGGATTTCTTCAATGGTCTCATAACAACCCTTCCAGTCATCCGTACCGGAAGAGGGATAATAACAATCACCAGCAATTAGTAGATAAGGTTTTTTCATTTATAATATTTTGTGAACTCCTCTATAGAATACACTACAGAAAAAATTCTGTCAAGAGCCAGTGGACAGTTTACCCTTTGACCCTACCTGTCATTAGACCAGTCCTACGATCTAATTTCCCACCTAGGGTCTTTTTATAGATCTGGGCTCTTTTCTCACCACCTTTCTTTTTATCTTCACCTTGCATCACACCTTCCGGTTTAGAAATAACATGATCCCCAGGTCGGGCACCTACTTTCTTTAGGGCATTAGGAACCTCACTGGTCTCTTTCTTAAAACTTCTACCCCGGCTCATTTGATCCCTTGGATCGTTCTTTACATAACCCTTTTCCTTAGATTTGATCTGCACATCATGAACTCCCCGAGCAGTTCGGTCTCCTCCCATTTGCCTTCTTAGTTTTCTTAATTGTAGGACCCTTTCAGAAGTAGGTCTTACCTTGGTTCCTCCTTCTCTTTTTCTTATGGCCTTGGCCCCTACGGTATCACGGGCGAAGTCACTTTGATTCTTAAATGATTCAATCTCAGTGGCATGGTGTTTGCTACTACTGACTTCCGATTCCGTACCATAATAATCCTTATGACTTCTCCTACTGAATCCTCCTTTCTTAAGGGCAGCCCTATCGGCATTATTTCTACGTTGGTTGTTCCTTAATTGCCTTTCTGCCTTAGGGCCGTGCCTCACTGCCCGGTGCCTTTCGCCAGTAGAACTTTCTATAAGATCAAGGAATTCTTTATATGTTCTCATTCGGCACTACCTCTCTTTCTATCAACACCTAGTTTTGCAGATGCCGATCTACGGTTCAACCGGAATCTCTTGGAAAGATCCCTCCCGGTCCTAATTGCTTCTTTACCAGCCCTAGTATTATTTGTCTGCCTCTCACCAGCAGCCATGGCTCTCATAACAAATTTGGGCACAGGATGTTCTCTCTTGCTATTACGCGAAAAAGATCTTCTCTGATCAGTCCCAGGTGACACCCCAGTAACCGATCTATAACCAGCTTCCTTCTTCAGGGCATCATTAGTAGATTTTTCAAACTTACGATTTACGTTAGTATTATCCTGAATTCTAGGCTTGGATTTATCCGCACCCTTTAACCGATCCATTGTTAATTTGTGAACCTTAGGAAAATCTCCTTGATGTGACCTATGACCATGAATCGTCTCACGGGCATCATCATATCCAGTAGCAGTACCACCAGTTGCCCTGGCTAATTTCCGAGCCATTGTAGATTTACCTGACCCTGGCATTCCTACCATTTTAATATCCAATGGGGCAGAAGTCTTTCCACTCTTTAGACCGGGCTTACTTTCTGTTCCCCTTTTGCTTGCTCTTTGTGAAGGTCTTGTGCGAGCTTCAAAGATGAATTCGTTAAAGGTCTTCATCTAAATCCCCCACGGGCATTATCCCTACCTTCTCTTCTTTCCCCACGCTTAGATCTAAATCCACCACTTAGAGTAGATTCCCTTTTCCGTTGATTCTCCTCTGGTCCTTGACCATCAGAACCTTTACCCTTCTTCTTACCAACACTAACGCCCCTTACATACTTCTCTTCTAGTACATCAGCCGCCCATTCTTCACTCATACAATCAACAATCTTAATACCACTCTTTACATCAGTAGCATAACCTTCATCTAACAAATAATCCAATAAACAATCAAACTCCTCCCTCGTCAGTCTACGGATATTATTCTTTGGGCTGATGGTATCAATTTGTTTTCTTATATTAGCTTCTCTTTCATGGGATTTTTCAATTTTGTCGTTATTAGTTCTAATAAGGGCAGTAGCCGCATTCTTTGCTAAATTACCTTTCTTTAGAGCAGATTTGGCTACTGATTGTAGTTCAGCCTGAACCTTAGGTCTGAATTTACTGAATGGCTTTCTCTTCAGCTCCTTGATACGTGCATGAGAGACCTGCATATCTCTTTGTAGATGATCCAGCTTATTATGAACTAAGCCTTCTTTCTCATGATCTAAAGGTTTGAAGCCTTCAACCAATTCAATGAGTTCTTCATCACTCATTTCCATAATCAGAGCTTCTGGATCTTCAATACCCTTATTATAAAGATGATCCAATAAGTTGTTGTACTGCTCTTCAGTAATCATTTCCTTTTATTGTACTATAATCTATTTAAGATTTTAAAGTATTTTCTACCCAAAGAAAATTTTTTAACCCCTATCATAAATGATACTTACGGATGTGATCCTCTAATAGATCAGCGGTTTCTAGAATCTTATCTAGAGTGCATATCTTTAGAATTGAAGGATCCTGTAAAGGGATACCCTTTAGCTCATGATAGGCACGATCCGCTAACCTATAGGAGTATGCACCAATATCATAAACCATTTCAATCTTTGCAACTTCTAATTCCGAGTCATTATCAAACCCATATTCAGTGATGTAATGAATGGAATCATGGATGATTATATTCCTAAAGACATAATCAGGATTTAAACAATATCGTCCTACGATTGTAATTGCATTATTGGTATGACAAAGTTCAGGTAGTTCCTGCACAAAAGTTTCAAGGGGTTTCATCATAATTTTTACCTGGCGAAAATTTTTTAAAGGGGGGTTGTTTTATAAAAATTATCCGTTTACTATAATGCTCTATAGGGTCCCTATTTGATGGGCTCTCATATATTTCAAAGGGTCATCTTTCACCGATCCTTATAATAATTATCCGATCATCCGATCATCCGATCATTATGGATACGCCTTCGGCTACGCTTAAGTATAAACATTACAAACTGTTAAATTATACTGTCACAAACTGTCATAATACACTAACCACGAAAGATGGGCACCATAGATACAATCTACAGTGCCCACGGTTAACG